GGCGGTTTTGACAAAGTGTACGAAATTGGTCGTGTATTCCGCAATGAAGGCATGTCCACAAGACACAATCCTGAATTTACGCTGTTAGAATTGTATGAAGCATACACTGATTTCAACGGTATGATGGATATCACCGAAGCATTGATCCAGCATGTGGCACAAACGGCTTGCGGCACCATGCAAATCCGGTATGGGGATGTGGAATTGGATTTAGGCAAACCTTTTGCACGTCTGTCCATGGTGGATGCAGTGAAGCAGTATGCAGGTGTTGATTTTGATACCATCATCACTTTGGACGAAGCACGATCCATTGCTAACGAACGTCACATTGAATATGAAGAACATCATTTGAAGGGTGATATTTTGAATCTGTTTTTTGAAGCATATGTGGAAGAAAAACTCATTCAACCCACCTTCATTACCCACCATCCCGTGGAAATATCCCCTCTTGCCAAACGCTGCCCCCACGATCCCGCCTATACCGAGCGGTTTGAATTGTTTGTGGTCGGTCGTGAACATGCCAACGCATTTTCCGAGTTGAACGATCCCATCGATCAGCGTGGTCGCTTTGAACGGCAGGCCCAATTGCGTGCTGCCGGAGATGAAGAAGCCAATGATGTGGATGAAGATTTCCTGTTGGCATTGGAATATGGTATGCCTCCTACAGGAGGGCTGGGCATCGGTATCGACCGTTTGGTGATGTTGTTGACCAATAGTCCTTCCATTCGGGACGTATTGTTATTCCCGACGATGAAGCCTTTAAGCGAGTAAAACACAATATATAGTATTATATATCCCTAATGCGCTATGTATATTGTGGTTTTAGAAAACCAAATCGTTACTTTACTAAAAATTTACTAAAAATGACTGAAGCAGCGTAAAATGCAAGTATGATGCGAAGACGCAAAAATTGAGGAGCAGGACATTATATCCTACTCCTCTTTTTTTTTTGATTTTCGCTATAACTATTATGCGGTAAAAAAATGAAGGTAGCAACAGAAAACTAATTCTATTTCTACCTTCAAAAATATTATTTAACCCATATGTGTTTCTACCTAAATCAAAACCTTAATTTCTTGTTCATAGGTGCATTTTCTACACCATTATATTTTTATCAGTCGTTTTAAATGCCGAGCAAACGATAAATAATACATTGCCATTATTCAGCAGCTGCGTTTACAACGATTTCCTGCTGAACAGTTTTTGTATTTCCAGCCTCTGTGCAAGAAATTGTTATAGCCGTATCAGTTACAGCGAGAGCGGTTTGTGGAAGATATGTATAGCTTGCTGGCTCTGTAGAATCATCAGAATAAACCTTTTCAACAACCATTCCTGTAGAATCAAACAAATCACCTGCTTCATATTCCGTTTTAGTAGGTGGCGTAGAAATTCTAAGGCTTTCAAATTGCAACACTGAAATCGGAACTGATGTAGTGACTTCGCTTACTTCATCTAAGTTCTTGTAAGTAACCGTAATGCTACCATTGCCATCACCAGAGTATACTAACGCTGAATCTGTAAACTCACAATAATCTGTTACAGGCATCAAACCACCATTAGAAAGTGTTCCAATAATACTCATTCCAGTTGCATCAAAAGTTTCTCCTTCGTGGTATACTGTTTTGTTCGGAAGGGTATCAACATAAATTGAAGTGCATATCGGGTTAATATGTAATTGAAATTCATCAGACCTTGTAATGCCATTTTCTGTGTAATATACATGAGATGGTATTGAAAAGTGATCGTGTAGTATATCGTGTTCAAATTCAACAATATAATTTCCAACAGGAACATTATTGAAAATATCCGCTTTGGAACCATCCGTATATACTGCCTCAATTTTTAAACCAGTTTTATCAAGCGTCTCTCCGTAAAAATAATGCGTTTTAGATGGTTCGGACACAATATGAATATACGATAAATATTTGCTTTCTCCGGTTCTAATCCACTGCTTGTTTTCTGCATCGAAACGAAAAGTTCTATCTGTGTTTATCTCATAGAATGAGCTTCCATTCATCACATCTATTGGTTTTATGTCGGTTGACAAACCGCACAAATCCAAACCAATTGATTTTAAGTTTTTTGATGTAATCATTTTTTCTCCTTTCGATTAGTTTTAGTTGTAAGTTTAATGTCCTTACAGCGACATTTTATAAAAAATCATTATTGTCCACTCGCTCGGAATAAACTTTTATAATCTTCTCTTTTGTTACAACAGTTTTGTTGTTTTTGAATTCTGGGTGGGTTTCACAATAACGCTCGTAGTCATCTATATCAGAAAGAATTTGATCAAAATTTTCTTTTGAATGACATAACCCTCTTCTGACTTCATCACCGAACTGTAAAATTCTAACTCTACAACTGATAGCGTTTCGCTCATCATTTACATTTTCAATGTTTACTACTTTCTTTTCTAAATTGTCAAATCTATCGATAATATCGCCGTTAATCTTTCTTCCAAGCCATTTTAAAAAATGTGATACTGGATTGACCTTAATCGGCATTATTTCAATGAATATAGATATAACAACAACAATACCGGCGACACTGCCAATTGCTTGAGCAAATGTCAAATTCAATAGTTGTTCCATATATTCACCGCCTAAGCGAAGGGTGCCGATATTGCACGGCACCCACATATTTTATTCCTCAATTTCTCCTTCGACGGTAACATCGACAGTTGTTTCTTTGGTTTCTTTGTTAAAAGCATCATTAAATTCCGCAACAGAAGCTTCAATCAAAAGGCGAAGTTCAACCTCACCAATTGTAATGCCTTTTGAAGCTAACATCTCAGATGCCGCTTCAAGCGCTTTCTGCAACTTTTCATCGCCGTGAAGATTTTTATAAAGCTGCTCGACGGCTTTAACGCAGGTTTCAGCGACTTCTTTTTTCGTCTTGTCGTTGATATGTTTTGTGTATAGGTTTTTTACCACAATTCCAAGATAACCAGCGATAGCCGTTAGAATGGAATACAGAATAGTTGCCCCATAAGTAGACACAAATTCATTGAACATAATAGTTCCTCCTTGAATAATTTATTAAATGCTTCCACTATTGTAAGAGCCGAATGGTTGATTATTTACTTCGTCCCTTTACGGAAATTTTCAGCCAGAGATTCAAATAACTTTTTAATAATCTGAATGATAATATCGGTAATCTTGCTTACTTTCTGTTCGTCAGCTTCGACAATAGGAGTGACGATCTGAGTTGGAATTTCAGTCTCGGTCGATGCTGATTGCTCCGGTTGTTCTTTTGGAAAGTATTTCTCGACATCTGCATCGATTACAGTTACGCCCATAAGCTGATTGTAAATGGTTCGTATCTTCTGCCCATAAGTGTTGCTGGCAGACATAGCCTTTGCCGGAGTATCGTAAGCATTGGTGTCATAGCCGGGGCAAGCCCACCGACCTGCAAGTTGTTGCCAATACGATGCGATACCCCTCGTAACATATTTAAAGCGTGGGTCGATAATAGTTTCGGTCAATTCATCTTTAGAGCCATAAGCAAATAAATGCTGTAACTGTGCAGTAACACCTGCTTCAACAGTATCAAATTTGTTACCCTCAACACCATTTCCTGTAGCTCCCAAACCGCAATAATTGTGTTGCTCCGCTTTTACGACAGACCCGGCATACTTAAACCATCCAGTTTCAAGGATTGATTGTGAAATAGCCATCATTGGGTCGATGCTATATTTTGGTGCCAACTCCCAAAATGCTTTTACAATTTCTACATCAAATCCACTATTGTTTGATAATATCTTTTTGATTGCTTTAACGCAATCTTCCTCTTTGCGAGATACATTCTTATCAACGATTAAGTTTTTTTCAGGAAAATCCAAGTTATATACTGCTACAACAGTTGTTTCCTCTTTTGGTTGTTCTGGTTCGATCGGAGCGGTTGGCTGAGTTGGTTGTACAGGTGTTTCAGGCACCGGAGCCTTATACTCATACACAATTTCAAAGTTCCAGTCAAATACTTTATAACCGGCTCCTGCACCATCACAAGCTTCTTTTGCATTGTCTAAAATACCATAAGCACCAACTTGAGATTTTACATCATCTTTTGACTTTCTCACGCGATACAATTTTTTCACACCGTCAGTGGGCGTGCTAACTGTAGCTGATGATTTAACAACACTCAGGTATCTTGTGCTAATAGGGCTGCAAATTGAATTTTTACCGTCTTCGCTCTTATCAATAACAGCACGATCCCCGGCTACCTCTTTAACAATCCAATTCGTTGCTATTACCCAAGAAGGAACGGGTTTTCCGTTGTAATAATTTGCTCCAGAAGCAATCTTTACAACATCGTTTTCTTTAACAGACGAATTAACTGCCGGAAGCTCTACAGAAGGGGGAGTTACAGTAGCACCATCAGCTTTTAACAATACTGCAACATCGGCTCTTGCGGTTTCCATACTCTTGCCGTGCTTAGGAAACCAGTTATATACATCGCTGTGGTTTCCACCCATACCGAGTTTATAACTATCTTGGTGACACAGAATAGTAGGTATCTTTTTACCATTTACTGTAACTGAACCGTTCGGGTCAATATTGTATAGCTTACAAAGATAAGCTGTTATTTCACAAGCCTCCTTATAGGCGGTATTGAAATATGTAGAATCGGTAAGACCGTCTTCACAAATTTCAAATTGAATCCAACCAGTGTTACAAGAGCCGTTGATGCCAGAGCCGCATCCCCACGGTCTGTAATCCCAAGGCATAGTCTGAACAGTTGTAACTGTTCCATCGGCAAGCTTACCGACCCAACAGTTTAAGCCAGCCTCTCTGTAAATGTGATTCCAGTCATTTCCGTATGCATTTTTACCAAGCTTTTCAATCAATGCAGCACGATCAGCCGCATTATCATCAGGCTGTACATAACGCTTTAATGTGGGATTATTTGCGCCTGTGCTGTGCCAAAGAACTCCGACAACATTCATTTTCCTTGTCCCTTTATAACAAGTGCTTTGAGTCATCATACATTGCAACGGCTTATTAAATGTACCATATTTCATATATAAGTACCTCCTCTTATAACAAAAGAGCCAGACCCAGAATTGGTCAAGCTCAGCATTATGAACAAAATGATTGTCCAAATAATTTATGGTAATACTTGTCCATATCGTAAATTAAATGATGCGTATTACCATATGAAGCAAAGGATCTCCAACTCCCATATGACTGTCTTATGTCATAAATGGACATTGTTCCAGCCTCATAATTTTTAGCGAATTTCCTCATTTTTCTCTTCATATTTTCCTTGCTGCGTTTTCGCAGCTTACAAATAACCTTGCCGGAATCGGTTAGATATGTGTGAAATCCGAGGAAATCTATACCATTTTTTAAT